TGACCGTCGGCCGCCGTGGCAATGGTGCGAGCAGCATGTCGAATCGATTCCCTACTCGCCAGTGCCGGGGGGATTTCAATCGGCAAACTCCCCATGGATTCGTGAGCCGCTTGAGGCATTGGCCGACCCCTCGGTTTCGCTCGTCTCCATCATTGCCGCGATTCAGGCGGGCAAGACCCTGACTGCGGAGCTTGGGTCATGCTGGATTGCATGCAACTCGCCCGGCCCGATGCTCTGGCTGGACCAGACGGACTCTGACGCCAAGGACCAAGCCGAGAACCGTCTCCATGTGCTTTGGAAATACTGCGCCCCGGTGCGTGAGATTTTGCCACGCATGACGGGAACCGAGCGCCACAAGATGAAGCGCGCATCCGTAGCATTTCGCAATGGCATGACCGCATGGGTGCTGGGCGCTCACTCAAAAAGCAACCTCCAGCGTCGCTCAATCCGCTGGCTGATCGGCGATGAAACATGGCGCTGGCCATCGGGTCACATGGCTGAGGCCGAAGCCCGCGTCACTGCCTTCGGCTGGTTGGGCAAACGGTTCTTTGTTTCTCAGGCAGGTGAGATCGAGGACGACACGGATCGGAAGTTCAAGATGACCGACCAGCGGGAATGGTGCTGGCGTTGTCCTAGTTGCCAAAAAACCCAAGCTTGGAAATGGGAGCAGATTGAATGGAGTAAGGACGCGCGCCTTGAGGACGGGACTTGGGATTATGAACGCGTGCGCGAAACCACCGAGATGTTCTGCGAATGCGGCCAGAGGTTTCCTGACACAGATAGGACACGCCGCGAGCTCAATGATCCATGGAATGGCGCAAGGTTCGTGCAGCAGAACCCTGGCGCGTCGAAGTCGAATGTCGGCTTCCATTGGAATGGTTTGTGCGCCGGGTCGTGGGGAAACCTTGCTGAGCTTTACCTGCGAGCCAAACAATCTGCCAAGGCAGGCAACATCGAGCCATTGAAGATTTTTTGGCAGAAGCGATTGGCTTTGCCGTTCACCGAGTACACCGAGGACTTTTCAATCGAGCTCACTGCCAGTGGCTACCAGCGCGGAAATGCGGATTGGGAAAAGGAAGGTGCAATCATGGCCGGCAGAATCCTCATCCCGGACGAGGATGACGCGCCCAAGGTTCGCCTGCGCTTCCTGACCGTCGACGTCCAGATCGACCATTTTTGGTGGTTGGTCACCCAATGGGGTCCGGATGGTTCCAGCCGCAGAGTCGACTGGGGGACAGCGCAAACATGGGAGGACATCATCGGCCTGCAGGAACGTTTTGGCATCACATCATCACTGGTGGGCATTGATGCCGGATTCAACAGCTACGAGGTGTACCAGCGTTGTTCGCTTCACGGCTGGGTGGCACTCATGGGCGATCGTCGCAACACATGGACTCACCGGCTCAAACAACGCTTGGGCGTTGGCGTCAGAATGAAAGCGGTCGAGAGGTTCTACTCACCCAAGCGGACGATCCATGTCGCCGCCGGCAAGACCGCGCAGATGTTCTATTGGAGCAACCTGAACGTGAAGGACACCCTCGCGCGCATCCGGCGCAACCAGGACATTGCTCGTGGCCCGACATGGGAGGTGCCGGTCGAGGCATTCGACGAGGCAAACGAGGACAAAAACCGAGTATCGTATCTAGCGCAGCTTGAATCCGAGCGACGCATCAAAGAGGGAGACAAGTGGCGCTGGGAGCAAATCCAGAAGATGCCCAATCACCTATGGGACTGCGAGGCCATGGCAACGGTCTTCGCATTCATGCTCAAAATCCTAGGACGAGAGACTGAAGCGGGGGAGTCAGCGGGGTCAGAGAGCTCGGCCGAAGCCGGTGACTAATACTCCTCCGGCAGCAGCACGCAGGTCGATGACCGATCTGACTCGGTGATGATGTAGATCCGCCGGCCGTCATCGAGCTTGTAATGGCTCAGAATCCTATCGCCTTCCTTGAGCGCGTCCTCGTTCATGCGCTTGTCGCAATCATCGAGGTCACCCCAATCTCCGCAGTGATGGCGGTGAAGGAAAGCGCCTAGGTCGATGCCGAGTGCGATTGCCCCGGGGGTGGCAACAGTCCTTCCCAGCGGGAAGCATGGTTCCATGATTCGGTATGCCATGGTGGATCAGTCGTTGGAGTTTCCCCACATAGGGTGGCGCTTGCCCGTGGCGATGAGGCCTGAAGCCATTAGGTCCTCAACCAGTTCTTTCGGCGGCCATGCGCGGTGCGGCTTGCCGGTTTGCATTTTCGATGCCCTTGCCGTCGCGCGACAGTAAGAGGGCAGATCAGCTTCCGGGTTGAAGCTGTCCAACCTCATTTGCGTCATCAGGTCAGTCGGATCGGTGGCCTTGAAAGTGGCACCGTCGATGGTGTGGTATTCAGTGTTCATGGTTATCATTGTTGTCATTGGAAATTAGGCGGCGAGTTTTTTGGCGCGCGCGGTGTAGAATTTGGTCAGCCCCTTGGCGTTGATGGTGCGGAAGAACCACTTCGTCCTGCTCATTCCGAGCTCCGTATTGAGTGGGCGGTTCTGGACAGTGGTTGCGGCTTCTGCGGCGTCGAACATCCGGGCCATCAATCGCACCCAGTTGGCGATCTTTTCGGGATCGGTAGTTCCCGAGTGGTGGCGAACCTCCAGCGTCTGGTGGCGGAAGTAGGAATGGACGTTGAGCTTCCGGTAGCGGGATATGTAGAGGTCCTTCATTTGCTCCATCGTCCGGCAGGCGTCGATCTTGCGGAACATTGCCTGGCATGCGGCGTGATGTCTCTCGGCGTCATCGTATGAACTCGAAAGGTTGGACATCAGTAGGCTGTGGGTGTTGCCCCTGCGGGATGGCGGCTGGAAGGTATCAAGCACGTCCTCGAACTTCGTCCAAATCTTGAGGAGATTCTTTACGGATCGAATGCTCATCGAGCTGGCATCAAAGTGGACGTGGAGTCCGCACTTTTTATTCACCTCCGCTCCGGCAGCTTCAAGCGCGGCGGCGGCAATTCTGACTTGTTCAAGTCCGGCTTCACCTTCGAGGACTGGTGAAACGAGTTCATAACCGCAGGAACCATCATAGACGATTTTCCAATGCGGTGTCGTGCTGTGGGTGTAGCTCATGTATTCGGCCTGGATGCCGGCGGCTCTCAGGCTCATGACTGCTTGCTCGACTGTGATGGTGGAGAGGAATTCGATTTCAACTCCGAAGCGGCGGGACATCGTGGGTGTTGTCATGGTTAATATCTGCCATGGTGCCACCTCACGTCCATGGCTAAGTGGAGTTATGAAAATAAAAACATAATGCATAGGATTGGCATAGATTCTGGCACCCATAACTCGTGCCAATCGCGCGTCGTTTTATCCGCGAAAAAAGACAAAAAATGACATGGACTCAAGTTGTCAGACTGGCAGATGAGGGATGATGAAAGAAACTAGCCACGCTGCAAAAGACATCAAATACGCCACAGGAATGTTAGTCATGATCCGCCCTGAGTGGGATGGAGACAACACGCTCTATGTGATTGCCGAATGGAACGGGGATCGCGGGTTCATCCGACCAGTGAATTGGTCGCACGGCAGCATCACTCCAACAGAACTTGTCGCCGTCGAAATGATCCAACCAGCAACAATCAACCAATGAAAAGCTCATCAAAAAAAGACGAAAAAAGACATGGACTCACTCAATCAGACAGGCAGATGAGAGATGCTATGACAGCAGCAACAAATACATCAGATAACAAACCAGTCCTTCATCTCACTGCAAAAGTTCCTGCATACAACCCAGGAACTTTCAGGGTGGAAAAATTTGATTCACCATTCGCCACTGATGAAGAGGCACTGAAGGAACTTCGCAAGCGACTCGCCAATCGCGGGCTTCGAACGAATCCCAGCGCAAAGCACCTTGTCAGACTTATAGACAACTGCCCCAGCCATGAACTGGCAGATATTTGGCGTCTTCTCCTGCACCGCTATGCTTCCGAAATATTGTGAGCACCGCTAATTTCCCGCGAATTTCATCATCTTCAACATCATGAAAAGCTCATCAAAAAAAGACAAAAAAAGACATGGACTCACCCAATTAGACGGGCAGATGAGGGATGCTATGACAGCAATAAACATCGAAAAATACAGGGCCATGGCATGCGTCGTGGCGGGCATCATTCGCGAACTCAAACAAGTTCCAGCCGGTCATCTCTATGCCCGACTGGTGGCCTACATGACCGTCTCGGAATTCGAGCTAATCATCAAAACCCTGATCGATTCAAAGCTCATCATCCAGAAGGACTACATGATCAGTTTCATCGAAAAAAACTAACCCAACTACCACCACCATGCGCACGTATTCATACATCACCAAGGCCATGCAAAGAAGCATTCGTGACATTGAGACCACTGGATTTCAAATGTCGCGAATCATCCCAACCAATCCCATGGCCGGCATTCGCGCCAAGGAATTCCATGCCGATTTTATCAGGCAGACTCGCAGAGGACTGCTGGCATTCCATGTCTTGATCGACACGGACGGCAACATCAACACCAACTCATAATCATCACCATGGACAAACTCTACTACATCGTTTGCGACGACAAGGACACGACACTCTTCGAAGGACGCTACCAAGGCCGAACACGCGGCGGAGCACTCAAATTCCTCAAGCAGACAATCGGCCGTAAGACCCTGAACGGGTTGGTCTTCACTATCACCGAAATCCCCGTGCCAATGATTCGCGAAATCGTGGCCGACATACTTTCAGGGGGAACCGGGTGCGCGAATATCGCCAATTTCATTCCAATCACTCAGCCAGCGCCCGAGCCAGCAATCGGGCGGTTTGATGCATTCGCAGAAGCCCCCGCGCCCGAGGAGCCTGAGCCCGCTACCACGCCATCTAAAAAAAGCAGCGGCAAACCCGCCAAGAAGGCAGGCAATCCCGGCCACGGTGACGACTACTGGTCGAGGGTTCGCGCCTATTGGTACGAATGCCGAAGCATCAAGCAAACGGCTGAGCAATTTGGGTTATCACCCAACTCCGTCAAAACTCGTTCATACAGGGAGGGATGGAGCCGATGAATTCTGAAAAATGGAGCCC